AGTACTATTAAAATTTATATAAATAAAGGGTTAATTTCATAAAAATTAAACTTGTCTAGATTCTTATGAGAAAAACTTTTTTATCTCTTAGATAAAGATACATTTAAGCCAAATAGTGGTCAGTTATAAAAATATTATATGAGTTAAAACAATTTCGAGTGGAGAATTTAAATATTTAATTTATATATAAAATAAATTTTTATTGATAAGATAACCCAATTAAAAGATATATTTATAATTTATTTATAAATATATTCTCCACTCGATAAAGTTCTTTCTCATAGTATTTAATTTTATACAAAATAATTAAATAATAAAAAAAATTTAGATATATCAATATGCTATTTTATCTTTATATTCTGTACCATTTTTACCACATTTTTTAATATCATCTCTACAATTCTTAGCAAAATCATATTCTATTGCACCAGTAATAAAATTAACTTGTCCAAATTTTTTACATCTACCATAATGTTTATCATTTGGAAGTTCATCATAAGGATAATTATTTGTATGTTCAATAAAATGTACACAATTTAAACAAAGTGGTAAATTTTTATTTCTTATAGAAAATAATTTTTTCAATATTGAAAAATTATTTATTTTCATTATTTTTAATATATAAAAATATATCTTTAAATAGAAGACAATGAACTTAATTTTTTTATAAAAAATATAAGTTTTTAAATCTTGTTTTATAATATATAAATAAAATTTATTTAAGAACCTAAGTAATTATTTACTTAATATTGGCATCCAGTTACTTTAGATACTGGAGTTGCAGGATTTTTAGGATAATATTGCATTTGGCAAGATGGTTGATGAACCATCTTTGATTTATATTCTTGTGGACTGCATGGTAAATTAGCATTTTGATTATTACAATTTTCAGTCATAGGAGAATACATTCTTTTAGGACATAAACTTGCTTGACGTGTTTGACCTCTTAAATCACTTTCTAAATCAACTAAATTTCCACTAAATAAAGAAACTCCATTTCCTCCAACTACTCCAAATTCAATACGACATTTAGCACAATTTTCATATTTTCCAGTATATAGAGCGTAATCTAAAGGACTTGTTGATTGTTTTAATTCTTTTTCATATGCACATGCATCATAACTTAATCTGTTTGAACTCATTTATATAATTAATATATAGAAATATTTTTTTTTTATAATTTTAATATAAATTTTTAATTAATTATTTTTTATTAAATAAATAATATCTTTTATATTAATATAATAATGAGTTTTAATAGATTAAAATATGATAACTGCGAATTAAAAAAATATAATCAAGAATCGATGGGTCCTGGAAATTATTTATATGATACTCCTTTAATGTGTAATACTTGCTTAAATGATAATCCTAGAGTTATAAATCAAAAAAATGGAGTTTCACTTAATAGCAATGTTGATTGGAGATTTTATAGTGGTCCAGTTGATGTTGAATCTGAATTATTTAATATAAATAGAAAAGCATCAAGTTGTCCAACAAATAAATTTACTCCTAACTGTAATCCTGATGCATGTGCTAATCAAGGTGAAATTTGTGGAGCAGGTGTAGTCGAATCATGTTCTGATCCTAAAAATCCTTTAAGAAATCCTTGGAATAGACCCGGAGATAATAATTTAGTTAATTTTCCAGGATGTTTTTTCCCAACAGAAGATACTAGATTAAGTAATCCATCAACAAATCTACGTGGAACAGGATGGAATAGATTTAATCCTTTATGCCATGATCCACAATTTCAAGTATCTTTTCCAGGTGAATCAATGACTAGTACAAGAATTGTTGTTAAAGATAATCATCGTCCTTCTGTTGTATTACCAAATGTTAATGATATGAATCCATATGGAGAATTAAAACCATGTCCAAAGATTAGTCCAAATGTATGTGGTAATTATACTGAACCATTATATCAATATGATGTTTGTGGATAAGAAAAATATATTAAATTTTTAAAATAATATATAAATTTTATATATTATTTTTATTCTAAACACCAATTATCTCACGTAGATTTTATATCTTCTATTTTCTTTATTTTATCTATTATATTTTCAATTTACATATAATAGATAAAAAGTTTTTATACACTATTTTTTAATTATAAAGGTGTAAAAAAAATCTATTTTTCCATTTTTTTTATAATATAAACAACTAATTGTTTTTTTTCTTTCGAAATTATAATCTACTTTAATATCAAACAAATTTATCAGAATATTCATAATGCCTCATAAATACTAATAAAAATCTAAAAATTCTTGTAAGTGTTATGTTTTTATTCTTTTACAAACTCCTATTCTATCAATTATTTCATATAAATATTTTTTAAAGATGGTTGGGTTTTGAACGAAATAATATAAATTTTTGTTTTATATTATATTTATCTTATTTTAAATGTGCAATGGTGTAAAACTATTAATAATTTTGTCCATCACCATGTCCATTATCATAATAAAAACATATATCTTTAACATATACACTATCGGTATGTTGTAATGCTCTTAACCAACAATCATAATCTTCTACACCATTTTGAACACATTTCATATTATTTATTTTATCTAATATAGTTTTTTCAATTACAACTGAACTACAAATTATACAATTGTGTATTTTTAAAAAATTTAAATCCCATATTGTTGGGAACCCATTATCTAATAAATTACTACCTTTACTTTTATAAATATTCTGTAAAATGTCATAGCAATACTCAGCATTATATTTTTTATATGATTTTTTAGAATCAAATATACCATTTCCAATCAAACCATCTGTTGAAGACATTTTACAACATGTTTCATAAATCGCTTTAATTTGAAGTTCTATTTTGTTTGGAAACCATATATCATCATCATCACAAAAAGCAATGTATTTACCAGAAGCTAATTCAATCCCCTTATTTCTAACATAACCAGCACAAGCATAACTAAAAATATCTTTACTATTTTTTTCTAAATGTATTATTTTTATATCATTTTTTTCCCAATCGTAAGTATAATATTCATTTTGTGTTGATTTATCATTTACTACAATAATTTCAATATTTGAATAAGTTTGTTCTTTTACAGATTTAATTGTATTTAATAAATAATTAAATCTATTATATGTTGGAATTACTATACTTACTTTATCCATAATAAAGGATATAAATATAAATATATTTAAATATAAACGAAAAAAAATAGTTAATAAATAGGGTTTTTGTTTCTTCTTGTAAGATTTTTTGATTTTTTAATCCAATGTGGTAATGTAGATTTCTTAAAATCAACAAATTTACAGGTTTTATTATATCCACTTTCTTTATCATTATTTAGATAATATTTTAACAGCAGAATTTTTATAATCATCTGTCTTATGTTTCATATTTTATATTATTTTGAGAAAAATATAAAAATAATTAAAGATGTGATTTTACAAGCGGTTCGGAATTCAAACGCCAAACATGTAAATTAATAACAAAGGTTTATCCTATTATGAATTGTAATCTATGAAATAATAAATACATTAAAATATTTCCTCTTTAGAGTAAGTATTTATAAAGTCTAAAATATGTTGAAAATTATAAAACACATTATAATCTATATTTAAAAATGTATTATTTTTTAAATATAAAAATTATTAATAAAATTGCGTTTAAATTCCAAACCGCTGTAAATCTTCAAGGATGTAAATATTTTTTACTTTTTAAATCCACAAGATTTTAAGTAATCACTATTTCTAATAACAGATCTACTTGACATTCCTCCTCTAACCCAAAATGTTGGAATAATATGATCAACATTCTGAACATTCTCTTGTATAGCAGGTATTAATGGTATAAAATTATCAGCAGAATAAGATGATATTACATTAGCAGATTTGCTAGTTCTAGTATCTTCGCCAAATAATAATCTTGATGATAAGTCAGGATTTTTTAAAATAGATTGTCCAGAAGACATAAATGGAGAACCTGGAAATAATCGGGTATCTAATTCTTTTCTAGAACCAGTATTTTGAATAACACCATTTCTTAATAAGGTAGATTCATTAATTTGAATACCGTTTAAATCAAAATTTGTATCTTGTAGTGTACCAAGTATATTAGTAGAATTAATATATTCTTTACGTGAATCTTGTTCAGTACCTAAAACTGATGGTGTAAAACTGTATTTAAATAATCTATTATTACCTCTATCTTGATTTGTATAAAAACAATTATCTTTAATATTAGTTTGTTCATTTATAATTAAATTAGTACTCATTAAAATATAACTAGAAAAAAATATTAGTAATAATTTTAATTAAATTTTATTTAATATCTAAATTTCTTTTTCTTAGTATCAAAATTTTGCTAATTTTTATACGATGAATATTTTTTTATATATTTTAATATAAAAAAATTTTAGTAATTTCAAATCACATTATTTAATAAATTTATCTATATTATTTTTAAATTTTTGATTAATTAATAATATACATGGTTTATTAATCGTACATATCTGATATTTTTTACCAAAATTTAAATATGAATTATTTATATTTTCGTTATATATAAAATTCCAATTTGAATTAAAATTATTAATTTGTTCGCATTCATATATTTCACTATTATTTAATAATGTAACTTCTATTGCAATTTTATCTTATATTTTGAATTATAACTTTCATAATCATATGGATGAAAACTACAAAATAGAAATGGTTTTTCTTTTAAATTTATTAATTTTGTTTCACTTGTATGATATAATATAGAATCTTTTTTTAGTATCATAATTCCATAATCTTTAATTATTATATTAGAATCATTCATTATAACTTTAATTATTATATTAGAATCATTCATTATAATTATATTATATGTAAAAATAATAATTTTAATTAAATTTTATTTAATTTCTAAATTTCGTTTTTTCTTATTATCAGAATTTTTATTTAATCCAGTTAAACTATTTAATTGTAGATATTCAATTATATTATTCTTAGTAATTTTCTTTTGATGCATATTTAAACATAAATGTATAATTTTATACTTTAATAAATCTTCACTATTTAAATTTATTATTTTATGTCTCATTTCTTTATAAATATTTTTAGGAAAATTAGTATATTTTTTATAAAATTTAACAATATTATTAAATATAAATAATGAATTATCAATAACATCAATTGTTTTAAATCCCCATCCTATTGAAGAATATTTAAAAGTAAAATCAGTTTTAAATATAGATGGTTTCATCATAATTCTAATAGGGCACATCATTATTGTTGAAAGTGTATCAAAACTTTGATTACCTTCGATAAATGCAATTATTGGAATTCTTTTCTGAATCATTGCTAATCTATAATTTAATTGAACAAGTTGTAATGGATCTGAATTACCATATGAAGTTGATTTAAAATGTATAATAAGTGATTTAATATTATTTTTTTTTATTAATAAACTATTATCTAATGCAATTGATAAATCATATATATTTTTTAAATCTTGAAGACTTAATTTTAAATCTTGTAAATTTCCTAAGAAATTATTTCCAGAAATAATTGTATCATAATTATTATAAATAGTTTGATCAATATATATATGATTTAAATTTGTTTTCTTAAGAAAAACAGATAAATCTAATTGTAAATTTGGAAATTTATTATAATAAGATGTATTATTTATTTTAGGAAATTTTAATATTCTATCAATAATGCCTTTTTTTAAACAATAATTAGAATCGATTAAAATATCTCTTTCTAAAAAATTTTTTATTTCATTATTTGATAATTTAGTTTTTTTTTTTAGTAATTCATTATAATATATCATAGTATGAATTGTTGGAATATTTGTTTTAACTTTATTAGTTTCCTTACCCCAATTTATTCCAAATCCATCATGTATCAAATATTGTGAATAATCAATCATAACTCTATAAGGAGCAAGTAATGCAATATCTGTTCCTGCAGATGCACATAAATTTTCTATAATAATACATAGTGGAACTCTTTGTGTTTGAATAATTGTATAAAAAATATCTGTAGAATCTACACTACCTCCTGGAGAATTTAGATGAATACAAATGGGTTTAGGAGAAGTCATTAATCCACTTTCATCCATTTTTGTTTTTGACGCATCCATTAATAATTTTTGTAAATTATTAACAGAATCATCATTTATACCAGTATAAAAATAAATATGTTGAACTTTATCACTAAAAAAATCATCATCACTAAATTTCGAAAATAGTTCATATGATTCTTTTAACCAAGATTCATATAATATATCTTTATTCATTTTTTTATCTGATACTTCTAATATTTTTAGCATTATAAATATATAAAAGATTATATATTTATAGAAATCAAATTTAAAATTTAATATTTAATATCATTGCCCATATAAGGATTATTGGTATCTATATAAGGAACTTGGTTCATTTCAGGAGTACAGTAAATAGATTTTTCTTTACATGTTGGACCAACTGAATAACACCATTTAGCAAAAGATGTTTGATTATTTGGTATAGTCGTCGATGGCATCGTATAATATTGACGCTGACTATTAGATTTTCCATATAAATCACCAACATCTCTATATAAATTATAACCAAATTTATCTTCAATATTATCTTTTATTTTTTCATTATTCCATGAAGGTGGAGGAGCTTCTTTTACTTTATTATCTGTTATTAAATTTATATTCATAAACGGATTTTCAACAGTTGGTTTTATGTCATTTTTTAATTCATCAAAACTAGATTTTTCAATAATATTATCAATACTATTTTTATCAGAATTAAAATATAGTTCTACATTATCTTTTTGAGTATAATATATAAAACATGTAAATGCTCCTATAATTATCATTATATATAAATATAAATAATTACTTGTTAATAAATACAATATAATACTTAAATAAATAGACATTCTAAATATAGCATTTAATTTTTCAATTAATGTCATTGACGCTGACGGAAAAAATTGTGTTAATCTTTCTTGATAAAATAATATTTTATAATCTGTTGTCCAAAATGGATCATTTAAATTTAAATCATTTTCATCATTTGTATTATTTTTTAATAATTCAATATTACTCATCCTAATTAATATATAATATAAAAAATAAATATTTATTTACTCATTTTTGAGAAAATATTTGCAAATTGATTTACATCAAAATTTGAATTTTCTTGAAGCATTGACATTGGATCAAACCCCGACATATTTTTAAATTGTCCCATAATATTTTGTGCTTCACCAATTAAATCCTTTTCATTTAAATTATTTCCTTTAAATGCTTCTTCTACTTCACCTACAACAAATTTTAATAAATTTTGAATTCCTCCTTCTTCAGATGAATTACCCAATGAACTTAATAATTTAGATGGATCTGATAGTGCAGGAAAATCATTTATATTTATTTTTTCACTAATATTTTTCGCTAGTTGTGCAATTTTAGTATTTTCTAATCCTTTCATAAAATCAGTTCCTAATGAAGGACCACTTTTTTTACCTTTAGATTTTTTATCTTTCTTATTTTGTGATTTATTAACTTCTACTAAATCTTCTACATCAGAATCAATCTCATTATCATCAACCAATTCAGTATTTAATATATTATCAATGTTATCAAACACCATAATCATTTTACTATAATTTTTATTTTCAGTAAAATTATCTTTAACATATTCAATATAATCATTATTAAAAACAATTAAACCATTTTCATCTTTAAGTGTTAATAAAGTAAATAAATCTATAATTTCTTTAAAAATTTTTCCAGAAAATTTATTATCAACTTCTTTTAAAATTTTCTTTAATAATGTTTTATTTCCAAGTTTAGGTAATTTATTTTTAAAAACTTTACCGTTTTTTTTTGTTACTTTTTCCTTTTGATAAATAAAATAATCTGAATTATTATCAGATACTTGTTCTAAACAAAATAAAAAATTTGCAGTAATAGTATTTATAATTTGATACTCATGATCAGGTAATTTATCAGTAATTAATTTTAGATCTGATTCCAATGAACCAATTAATTCATTATGATATTTAAATTTTTCAATTAATTCTTTTAAAACATTAATATATTTCTCATTAATTATTGGAATTGCTTCTTGAAATTCTAAAACTTTTTGTTCTTCTATGATATTTTCAATAACAATATCTGACATTATATTATATTTATTATATATAAAAATAAAGTTTTATATACGCAAAAATGGTATTATTAAATTATAAAATATTTAATAATTTAAATTTACATCGATTGAGTACCAATCTTCTATAATATTATCAATATCATCTTTTATATATTCTATATCATAATATATATTTTCAATACCATGTTTTTTTAATAAATCTTTTATATTTTCATCTATATTATATTTTTCATAAAATAAATCCATATTATTTTCATTATTAATTGTTATTTCTCTTACTTTATTAGATATATTTTCATTAATTGAAAAATAATTAATTAATTTAGTTCTACATTCTTTAATTAAATCCATATTAATGTCTAAATAACAAAGAATATTTTTAGTATTTATATTATTTAATAAAAAATTTTTAGAATTTAATAAAAAATGATATATTACAAACCTATTTTCATAGTGTTCAATACTTATTTGAAATAAAGACTTTATTTTATTATTGTTATCATAATAATTATATATAATATCATGACATAATTTAACATTACCTATTGTAATTGTTTTCTTACATAATGAATATTTAGGATTATCATAGTTATATTTTGATTTTATTTTTATATTTGTTAAATCATTATTTTCTTTAATAAATTTATTTTTAATAATAGTATAAAGATCTTCTGCAAAAAACCCAATATAGAATAGATATAAAGTGTATACTTTAATTAATATTAATTTTTCTTCATAATATTTATTAAGAAAAGTTTCAATATTTTTTTGAATCCATTTTGTAAGTTTTTCTCTATCAAAATTACATAATATTTCAAAATTTTCCCTTAGAAAATAAAATATATTAGATGTTTTTTGATAATTAGATGAATAATATAATA